CGTTTTTGTAGTTGTCCTCAAAGGTCGGGTCGATGTAAAGGCCGTCTGCCCGCTTGGAGAGCTTTTTGTTGGTGGATCGTCCGCATAAAATTTGTTACTCTGGGATTCATCCAGAATAAAGCATGCGTGCTTTTCCATAAGATGATACGTTTGTTTCATTCTGTCGGCAACGTACCGTGCAGCATTTGGTTGCATCCCGCGCGCTATCAAAAGTTTTTCAAATCGTTTGCGTGTCATCTTTTTTTCCTTTCTGATCTGCCATAACCCAATCAAAAATTCTTTCACTGATTTGATGAGAGGCTGGTCCAAAATGGCATTCATGGTGGACAGCAGGCGCTATAGCATAGCGAAGAGTTAAGGATTCTTTTGAAAAATGGTCATACAGCTGGGTGGCTTTCAAAAGCCACGGGAAATCTCGGCTGAGAAAGACGGCATCGTGATAGCGTTGCCCGCGATCAAGCAGCTGGTACAAACGCACCATCAGCTTGTATGTGTAGTCAGTGTCTTTCATTTTCTTGGCGCCTCCTGCCATTCCAGCCAGTAGGCCGTGACGTTGGGGTCGTTTACCCCCATCTCGGCCAGCCGGTCAAATATCCCGTTGATAAAATCAGTCATCTGGGCCGTAGTAAAGCTGCTGGACCCTCTCATACACTTGACGATGCATCGGTCATCATCCAGCAGCTCCACGACGTGTACCAGCTTGTATGCTGTGCGCAAAATCGGGACGGCACCCGTCGGCACCTCCAAAAAATCAAAGTCCACGCCGTACTCGTCCAGCATCTGCACATAGCAGTCTTCCGGGCTCATGCCGCCCGCCCGTCCGCCGTTGTAGGTGTCGGCCATGATGGTCAGCAGCGCCCACATCATGCGGTTTTGGTTAAGGCTGCGTCCCTTGCGCTCCTGCTCAAATGTGACCGTCAGACGCAGAGGCTTGCCATGTGCCAGCTCATCCAGCTTTTGGCGTATCTGGGTTTTAACAAATTCCCCAGAGTTTTCCACGGCAAATCCCCGCCGGGCAGGGTCATACACCACGGGCAGCCGCCCGATTATGCCTTTTCGTCCCATAAGACTTTCTTGCCGTCGGGGAGGGCAAACTGTACCATGCAGATATGCCCGTCCTCGGCCCGTGCGAATTTGTCCACCGTCAGCTTTGCCGCCGGGTAATATTTACCCTTGTCGTTTTGCATTACGGGGACCTGCTCCGTCTTGAGGGCGATTGGGCCAAGCTCCATGACATCTTCGGCAAAGCCCAGCATGGCCGCTGCGGACAAAAAGCTTGTGTTCTCCTGCATCCGGTCGGGGTCGGACGTGGGCAGGTTCAGCGGCCCGGCGTCCTTGCGGACATACTGGCCGGTGGCAGGGGAGAGCACCTCTATCTGGCATCTCCACCAGCTGCCGGAGCGGTAATAAGTATCGCCCCAGCCCAGCACGCCATAAACACTATCCAGCATATGCCGGACATCGACCACCCGAGGGAGCACGACAACGCGCACACCATCGGCAGATGCACCGATACAGCGCACCACGCACTCCTGCGGCTCGATTTTGCGGGGGACAGGCCCGGCCACGGGAAAAGTGACCGGTGGGGGCAAAACTCCCCCAGAGGCTTTCTTTGCCCCCTGAGAAGGCCCACGCCTCCCGGATGCCGGTTTACTGGATGCCATCGTCGTCGCCCTCCAGATACTCTGTGGGAGAAGGGAACGTGCTGGCATCTACGTCAGCAGGCCCATCCGGGAGACTGTAGCCGCTCTCACGCACGTCACGCTCCAACAGAGCGCGGCAGTAAGTGCAGGCGTCACGCGCCTCCTGTACGGTCAAGTCGCTCTTTGCGAGCAGCAGGTAATTGCGCATGACCTCACCGGCCGCTTTTGCCCTCTCACTGTACTTGCGAAAACCATGCTTATAATTTGCCATTTGGTCTACCTCCTAAAAATTTATCTGCGCGGGTTGCGCCGGCAGCGGCTCTTATTTTAGTTCCTGCCGCCATCGGAATTGGTATATTAGTTATCCGTCACCGTAGCCGTCACCGTAGCCGTCACCGAAGCATGAGCCTGAGCCTGAGCCGAAGCCTGAGCCTGAGATGGAGCCGGAGCCATCACCATAGCCATAGCCTTTGCCTTTGCCATCACGGTCACCGTAGCCGGAGCCTTCGCCGGAGCCGTCGCCGGAGCCGTCACGGTCACGGTCACGGTCACCGTAGCCAGAGCCTTTGTCATTGCCGTAGCCGGATCCTTCGCCGTTGCCGTAACCGTTAGTCACTTGTGCCATACCGGCACCCCCTCGATGCTCTTCTGGGCCTTATCGGTAATGGGGATGATCTCGATGGCCTCAGTCAGCGTCACGCGGTCAACCTCGCAGGGGAACTTGCAGTTCTGCGGCTTGCTGGTGCCGTCGGTGGCGAGCTGAGACAGGCTGGCAGCGCCATCCCAGTACCACATACGCCGGGCCTTGCGCAGCGTGACCTCTTTGCCGTCACGACTCTCGATGTATCCTGCGAAGACGCCAGCGCTGTAGGTGCGCACCATGCAGTACGGCATACCGTCGAGGTCAGCAGCAGGGGACGGAGTGACGGAGTCGGCGCGGACATATTCCACGCAATCAACGATAATTTTGTTGGATGCCATTTGTAAATACCTCCATTTTTGTGTGTATGACTTTGCGCTTTTGCGCTGGCAGCGGCTCTTATTTTACCTCCTGCCGCCAGTGGAGCCAGGCATCAGTACACCCCATACTCCTGATCCAGCAGGGTATCGAGGCGGATGCGCTTTCCGCGGCCATCGCCCGCGCCGTTGTTGTTCCAGCCGTCTGGGTAGCGCTTGCAGACGTCACGTTTGGGGACGCCCATGTAGGCCGAGACTTGGTCCATTGTCAGCCGGATGCACTTGGTCTCAGCAAAAATGGCACGGTAGGCGGTATTCCACGTCTCGCCTCTAGTCGATTTCGCCACGGTCTCTCAACTCCTTCTGCCGGCGTTCATATTCCACCTGCTGGCCGTAGGTGCGGCCGGCAGCATGTGCTCTGGCACATACATCGCTGATACTGCTGCCCTGAGGCAGGGCAGCTTTTTTCTTGGCTGCATAGTATGCGGCCATTTTTTTGTTGTGCTCCTCAGCGTTCTTTTTGCGCACGACCTTGAGGCAGGCCGTGCAGTACTTGCGGCCTCCGCTCGTTTTGGATGTGCCGCAGAGTGCGCAGTATCTCTCTTTTGCAGGTGTACCCATCTTATCGCGCCGTCCTTTCCATCCGCCGCCGCTTGGCAGCGCGGATGCGGGCATTGTCCGACCGCTTAAATTTGTCCCACTCTACCAGCGCCAGCGGCAGACCGGCGACGATGGGCGCGAGGATAAAGAGCACGGCCAGAGTCTCGATGCACTTGGCCTGATAAAGCGTGCAGCCGGTGGCTTGCAAAAAGCCCTGAAAAATAAACATTACACCGCTCATAATATAAGCGCACCTCCCAACGTATAGGCCAGTATCAGCGCGATGGCCAAGTAGGCCATCCAGCCCACCAGCACCTCACGCGCCGGCTTTTTGGTGCAGACGATCAGCAGTGCTGTCATGCACCCGCCTGCCATAAAACACATAAAACAGGCAAAAATCGTGCCTCGTGTCATAATCGTCACCTCATGCCCAGAGCGCGCTCGATGGGCTCTTTGGGGTAGTCGTTGGGGTAGTTGCCGGACATATAGTTGTTTACCTGATATATCGACAATCCAGCAGCCACGGCCAGATCGCGGTTTGTCCAACCGTGCTGGACTTTGAGCTTTGTAGCCTCGCCCTTCCACGCCCGGAACTCGTCCGAGAGGATGCGCTTGTTCCGCGCCATGTTTTCCACCGCCTTGTCAAAAGTTATAAATGATGCTCTAAAAAACATTGCCAAGCGGTGATAAAAAGTGTAAAATGAGAGTGCGGGCAATCAAATCACATTTTTATACTTGGCAATGCATCCGAGTCAGGCCGCAAGCAGTACGGCCCGGCTCAAGTGCTCCGCGCAAGAGGGCACTTGTCAAATGGGGAATCACAACGCTCACAGCAGTTTGCACATGTAGGAGGTCTCCGTTGATTCCTGCGCCCGGAGAGGAAGGTATTAACTCTCTGGGAACATCTTTATTATAATCTAGATTCATCTAGATTGCAAGAGAAAAACTAGATTTATCTTGATTTTGGAAATTTGCACAAAAGGATGGTGATATTTTTGTTTTGGGACAACTTTGTAAAAGAGTGCGCAAGAATCCAAAAGTCTCCTGCTGTTGTGGTCGAAGAGCTTGGATTCTCAAACTCAATGCCGACAAGCTGGAAAAAAGGCGCATTACCGCACATAAAAAACCGTAAAAAGATAGCGGACTACTTTGGCATCTCTGTCGATGAGCTGATGGGGACAAAAAAAGAGCCCGCCGGGAAGGGCGGACTCGATGAGCAGATGCAGATGATCGTAGACTTGCTAAACGGCGCTACACAAGAGGAGCGCGATGCAGTCGAGACGCTGCTTAAATCCAAAGTCAAAAAAGATTGATTTATGCGACGTCCGACGGCGAGGTCTTTGCTCTGCGCTTGGTAAGTATCGCCAGCACGTCAGGGATGAGCTCGGGATGGTCTCGCAAGATAGCAATGATTTCGTCGTTCGTCACATGAAACACTCCTTTTTGTTGTATTTTCTGGTTTGATTTTACAACTAATAAAAAAGAAAATCAAGAGAAAAGAGGAAATACCATGAAAATTGTGCAAAAGTGCCGGGTGGCTGCGGTAGGCCTGAGCCTTGCGGCTGCTGTCGCTTTTTGCCCTCTTGCTTTTGCGGCCACCCCGGAAGAGGTAGAAGCACAGATCAACCAGATCGGCGCGGTCACGCTGGACAGCGCCACGGCCATTGCAAACGCCCAGGGTGCTTATGCATCTCTGCCCGCCGCACAGCAGCAGATGGTTTCCAATGCCGGCACTCTGGCAGCGGCCCAGCAGGCGCTCGAAGATTTGCAGGTCAATGCCCTGATCGAGAAGCTCAACTCGGAGCTCTACAAAGAACACGACGAAGTGGAAAATGTGGACTACTATTTTTGGAGCGGCTATCCAAAAACGGATCAGTACACTTTTGTCATGCCGTACTTTTGCGGACGTGGGGGGAATATCCAGCCTTTGCGGATGCTTTACATCTACTACGATAGAAATTGGATTTTTTATAATCAAATTATTTACAACGTAGATGGGGACATTTATTACAGGCCTATCAGCAAAGACAACATTTCACGAAAAACCGTGACGGATGTTTTTGGCGATGGAGTGTATGTTTGGGAATATGGCGACGTTGTAGCCGACTCGGAAGAAATTCGCCTCATGAAAAAAGCACTTACTGCCCAAAGTGTGACGATCCGCTTTAAGGGTGACAATGCGCTGACAGACTTTCACATGGATATACACTCCCGCCATCTGGCATCCATCTCCGGCATCTTTGATGCTTATGAGTCCTTGCAGGCCGCGTCTCCCACTGTCCGAGCCCGTGCTCTGGCTGGCATGGAAAGCCATAAGCAGGGTACAAAGTTTGTAAGGCTGGCGTTTTAAGCCTGTCAAAATATTGAACTAAGGAGAAATAAAAATGAAATGTCCAAATTGCGGCACAGAAGTTGGAAATGCAAATTTTTGCACAGAATGCGGAGCTCCATTAAAAGCCGGACTTGTCAGGGCTGCAACAGCTCAAGAAGACGATGAAAAGAAAAAGCCCAAAAGAAAAGGCTGTGGCTGTCTGACAGTAATCGCAGTGATACTTGTCCTTGGAATGATTGGTGGTTTTTCCGGCACGGGAAGCACAAGTACCACGGTATCCAAACCGAGCACAGCGGCAAGCTCCTCTATATCAAGATCCAGCGAGCCAGAGCTGACGATGGGGCAAAGGAATGCACTTAGAGCAGCTGCAAATTATCTGTCTGCAATGGCCTTTTCGCATGATGGTCTGATAAAGCAGCTTGAATACGAGGGCTATTCTGCCGAAGATGCAACGTATGCAGCCGATCACTGTGGAGCAGACTGGAATGAGCAAGCAGCCAAGAGCGCGAAAAACTATTTGGATGCGATGTCCTTTTCTCGCTCAGGTTTGATTCAGCAGCTGGAGTACGAGGGCTTTACGGCAAGTCAGGCGGAATACGGCGCAAGCGCCAACGGGTACTAACCCGCTGAGGTGTCCACAGTGGACACAAAAATGCCCCCGCCGGGCGACAGCGGGGGAGATGCTTAAACCTCGACCATTTTGCCGTTTATGCACTCGACGTGCATCCCGGGATTTATTCCGGCGCGCTTGTCGTCCGCAGCCTGCTGTAAGATGCGGGCCGCGTCGGCGTAGATGTCCGCGTCCACATCGTGCTGTGCCAGATAGTACACCAGCGTCAGCACATTGTGCCGGGCATAGCCGGACAGTAAAGTATGTACAAGCTCCTTATCGTATGCCATCTCTCAGCCCTCCCACGGTTTCCGGCTCCGGTCGGGATTCTGAGGGCGGCTTGCGGGCATCCCATCAATGATGGGCATGTCTTCGGGCAGCTCATAACGGACGGTTTTGATGGTGGCGTACATTCTTTTTTACCTCCTATGTGGATAAAATTGACATATTTGTTATAACATGGTGGACGGCTGGACATCAACCGCGCACAAATTGCTAAAATGGCGGGCAAAAAGAACAAATTTATAATTTGATAAAATTCGACAGATGAGAAGGTGAGAGTATGACTGATTTTAGCTATCGCGTTGCCGAAGCTCTACGGATGGCCCGGGATCATGCAGGTCTGAGCCAGCGAAAACTTGCAGAGCGTATGCATATAAACCGTGAGACGGTCGCCAAGTGGGAGCTATGTTACTCGGAGCCGTCCTTGGGTGACGTCATGCAGTGGTTTACCTGTTGCGGAGTGTCAGCTGCACGCTTTATGGATGCCTGCATCCACCCGGGCCTTTTGGAGCATATCGAGGACGACCCCATCGACGCCGAAAAGAGAGGCTATCTCCACGAGGCCATCGATGAGGCCAGCTCTTACGAGGTGGATGCGCTGCTATACATCCGCTATGGGGATCACGGCTCTGATCACGTCGGTGTACTGACAGAGATACTTGCAAACCTACACTGTCCGCTGGATAACCGCGTCTCTCATTGCGGCACCATCATCAGTGACTACGAGGTAGCTCATGCCCGTGGTACAGATCCAGACCCCGCCGGGCTACAGCCTAAAATGACCATCTTAAAACAGGCTCACAGCGGCGGCAAGGCTGCAGTAATCGCAGATCAGCAGGCATACAGTATCAAACGGGAGGTGTAAAAAATGCCGCGAAAAAAAGCCAAGCGCCCAGATGGGCGCTATGAGATAAAGAAGAAAATGCCCGATGGCAAGATAGGGCATTTTTATGGCAGTAGTTTGACCGAGGCCAAGAGTAAATATGAGGCGGCTCGTGATGAGCTGATTTTGCAAGCCGAAAAAGCTAAAATTGGTCCATCTTTTGAGGAGGTGGCAAATGCTTACGAGGACTATATAACAGGGCCGGGCAGTCCAATAAAAAGAGGGACGATTAGTGCCTATCGCAAACATTTTGCTCCATTAAAAAATTATTTTGGCGATATAAAGATGACTCAAATCGATGCGCAAGCAGTGAGTGGCTACCTTGAGAGCTTAAAGCTTGACGGTAAAAGTTTGCATACTGTTACAAATGCCCGAAGTGTGCTCTCTTGCATTTTTAGGTACTGGTGCGCAAATTACCATGGTACAGGCAACCCGGTGCAATATGCTTCTGTCCCCGCCGGGATGAGGCGGGGAAAAAGGGAAGAGCCAACAGAGGAGCAATGCAGGCTCATCAATGAGCATCCAGAGGGATGTGGATTTTGGGCGCAGCTCTTTGAGTATACAGGCCTGCGAATCGGTGAGGCAAATGGGCTCCGCTGGGAGGATGTTGACTTGGGCGCCGGTGTGATCCACGTGCGTCGAGCGATGCCGTGGGAAAAAAACAGGCCGTATTTGGAGACGCCCAAAACTGATAATGCCTATCGTGACATCCCCATCCTCTCGCCGCTCAGACCGGCGCTCCTCGAAAAAAGACGCTTACACAAAGCGTCTGATTATGTCCTGTCAGGGACTGCCGAGCCGTTGTCGCAAACGCAATATGAGTGGAGATGGGCGGTGTACTGCCGTCCGCTTGGCTTGAGCGTCCGGCAAGAGAAGCACTCAAAAATAAAGGGCCAGCCCGGAAAAGTAAGGACTTACTACAAATGGAGAGCCGTTGTAACAGCGCACCAATTTAGACATCTGTATGCGTCTAACCTTTTTTATGCAGGTGTGCCGGACAAAGTAGCACAAAAACTTATGGGACACGCAGACATTACAACGACCCGCCGGGTGTATCAACAGCTTAGGGCCGCCGAAGACCAAAAGTATTATTCGCAGCTTGATGAGTATGTAAAAAATAAAGCAAATAAATGAGGTCGTCAAAAAGTCGTCAAAAGCAAAATTTGCACGTAAATGCGAAAAATCCGTGGGGTTCAAATCCCCTCCCTCGCACCAAAGTGAAAACCCGCATGTATGCTGGAAAATCCAGTATACATGCGGGTTTTTGAATGTTTTGAGATATGCGAATATCTGCAAATACTTGCTTATAAATGCTTATTTTGATGCTCCCAAAGTCGTCAAAAAGTCGTCAGCTTTTTAGTCCGCTGGTATGTGCTCCCAATACTGCACCAGCTTATCCTTTACGGCGTCCTCATCGCACAAAAATGCCGCCGCCATATCGGCGTAAAAGTTGGGATTGTCGGCGCTGTAAGCTCGGGCTACTTTGCTATAGTCGCTGTACATCATGCACAGCGCGGCCCAGAAGTCCACGGGGTTACAGGTGAGATTGCGCTGGGTCATCAGCTGGGTGGCCTGGTCATAGCTCCAGTGGGGCCCGGTAGTGCCGTCGGCATTTTTCATGCGATCGCACCACTCTTCGGCCTCGTCGCGGGTCAGATGCGGATGCGGCATCATTACAGTTTTGCCAGATGCACCCCCGTGCTCATACTGCCGGGAAGTGTCGTCCCAGCTGTCCGTCTGAGAAAAGCCGATGCGAGGCATCCGACGATCATACCCGTCAGAGTCGGGATAGCGCGGCATCGGATACGGGTCAATGTAGCGGTTTTCCTCGATGCGCCAGGAGCGCCGGGGTTCATCGCGCTCCTCCATACGACGCAGGCGGCGCTCCATGTCCCGCTCCCTGCGGTCACGCTCTTCCTCGAGGCGGTCACGCTCCGGCTCACGGTCTTTGTCGTGTTCACGGAGCATCATCATGCGGCGAAAATTAGTCTTGCCCATAATCTACACCTCCTCAAGAAATAGACGCGGGCGCGCCAGCGTGGGAACGGCAGAAGCAGCCAAGATATTTGAACGTGCCAATGCCAGTCGCAGACGTTGCAACGCGGGTAGCGTAGCGGGTGCGAGTGTGGATGCTCTCAGCAGTTGCCTGAGCGCAGTTGCAGTCGGTCAGAGGGTATGCGGTCGTACCTGCGCCGATGGTAATGACCACAGGGGCGTTGATGGTGGTCGTGTCCGGCAAAGCCTGGGCAATGACCAGACAATATTTTTCTCCCGCTGCGTAAGAGCCAGCAGGAATATTGATGGTCAGCGTATCATTGGCAAACGTCACCGCCTGACTGATGACCAAGTGCGGGCAGAGTTTGCAGCTTGTTTTGCAAGCCATAATGTTTTCCTCCTAAAAAATCAGGGGCAGAGGTGAATCCCTCTGCCCCGATGGTTCACCCGGTGTTATCGGGGAGTGTGTGAGTTAGCAGCAGCCGCAGCAGCTCACGCCCACGTTGGGGTTTGCCACCTGATAAGCGGGAATCGGACGAGGATTGACCCGATTCAGGATGGTGTCGGTCTGGGCGCTCATCGCGGAGGTCAGAAGCGCATTCTGCCGATCCTGAGAAGCGGCGAACTTCAGGCTCTGGTTCTCGGCGGTCAGGGTGGCGATCTTATCCTGCGTGAAGTAGTCCATCATGCTGCGGAAGTTGGCGTTGCAGTTGTCCACGATGGCGCGGGCATTGTCTGCGATGGCCTGACGGGTAGCGCAGTCCTCCGTTGCGATGGTGTACTTCAGGTCGCCGATCAGCTGCTTGTTCTCGCAGCAGCAAGATGCAAGCTGCGTAGCAAGTGCGGTCTGACCCGCCTGCCGGGCGTTGCCCTCCTGCATGATGGCAAGGCTGATGGCGTTGTCACCGTTGGACACGCTGCGTTCCAGACCGTTCACGAGCTGTGCGTTCTGGTAGCCAAGCTGACAGATGGCGCTGTTCACGCCAGCAAAGCCGTTTGCAATGTTGGCGTTGATTCCGTTGATCTGTGCCAGCTGGTCATAGCCCAGAGAGCAGATGCCGCTCTGGATGCCCGCCAGAGAGCGGGAGGTATCCTGCTGGTAGAAGCCCTCAGACAGAGCTGCGCGGGTGTCTGCACCGCCCTGACCGGTTGCTCCGGTGCCTACAAGATACGGGATGTAGCTCGCCATACCATTGTCGCTGCCGTTGCGCCCGTTGCCGTAGTTGCCCCAGCCGAAGATGATAGCGAGGATGATGACAGCCCACAGACCTTCGTTGCCGAAGAATCCGCCGTTGTTATTGCCGCCGTCCTGCCCAGCCAGATAGCCAGTTGCAAAATCGTCCATAACAAAACTCCTTTCAGTTTTGCGTTATGCTATCCCACCGCCGTATGCGATGGGCGAAGCCAAACAAATGCGGTTTTTGTCAAGTCCGCAAAACTGAGAAGCGTTTCGCTTAGAAGGATGCGTTATCGGGGCAGCGTCAGATTCAGGACGCTTGCCAACTGGTTCAGGTCGATGCCACGCTCTTTGGCGAGGTTCTGTGCCATCGTTCGGAGCTGTGCTTCATTCTTGCCCTGAATCAGGTTCAGCCCCTGCATGATGGGTGCGCTCTGCCCACCCAACTGCTGGATAAGCCCCATCGGGTTTTGTCCGGCGCGAGCCAGATTTGCCAGCTGCATGATAGGGCTGTGAGTAATCATATCAAACGGAGAGGGCATCGCTTATTCTCCTTTCTTTGCTGCGGCAGCGGGTTTAGAAAAGCTCTTTTGCCACTTTTCCAGTTCATCCAGACGGTGCACGAGGGCATTGTACTGCTCAATAGGCACATACTGCTGTGTCGGTGCAGCAGTCTGCTGTGCCTGTTGTGCTTGCATCTGCCTCCACGCTTCCGGGCTGTAAAACTCCTGCACATAGGATTCGCAGGTATCCGGGTTGAGACGCTTGCAGTAGATCACGCCGCTGCGCAAGTCTGGGCAGTAGGTCGGTCTGCCGTACAGATCAGACGGTATCGCCAAAAATTCCTCCCTACTGGAAACAGGTCTGCCAAGCAACCAACCGCCATCTTGTGCCGACTGCTGAACAGGCTGCTGCCCATTCATCGGCTGCGGACGCTGCGGTTGTGCCTGTTGCATCTGCGTGTTGGGTAGGGGAGTGGTAAGACCTACCGTTCCCATGCCGCCGTAAGGATTGACAGGCTGCTGCGGAACGTAGGGCGCTCCGGGTGTCGGATAATAGCTCATAATACATCCCTCCTGATGTGACCAGTGTACTGCATCAGCAAAAATCGAAGGACAACGAACGCACAACGAAGGACAAAAAAGATAGCATAAATAATTTATTTTCTCAAATTTAATGTTGACAAAATAAATTATTTATGCTATAATAAGAGTGTCAAGAGGAGCAATAAACAAACGGAGGAACGAACGATGAAGACTTACAACCTGCACGAGATCATGAGCAACGCCTGGGCGATGTACCGCAAGTGGGTCGCACCTTACAAGTACAATCACAGCCGCATCCCCAGCTGCTATACTTTTGCAAGTGCTCTCAAGCAGGCTTGGGCCGCTGCAAAGACTGCTGCTAAAAAGGCTGCTGCCGGCATCGTTCGCATGCACTACAGCCAGTACAAGGCCGAGTACAGCAAGTGCCAGACCGTCGAGGGCAGCTACGACAAGGCTACCAAGACCATCGAGGTCATGACCAAGACCGTCCGCACTTTTGAGCGTCCCGCTTATACCGCAACTCGTACCACCCGCCGCCCCAGCGTGACCGCCATCCGCGGCCTCTGCCCCCGCTGCCACACCTACTGCTACGGTGACTGCATGGCATAATTTTTTGCCCAAAAAATTGAGAAAATAATTTATTTAATCTAAAAATATATTGACTAAATAATTTATTTGTGATATAATAATGGTGTCAAGAGGAACACCAAACAACAGATGGAGGACAACGACAATGATTAAGTTTTATGATGGCAGCAAGCTCCTGAGCATCGAGATGACCGATACCACCAACGGCGCACACTTTGAGGCTGATTTCTTCGAGGCCAGTGGCCTCGAGTACAACGCCGATCTGGGCGCTTACAAGGTCGAGGACGTCGAGTATCTGGCCGATTACGCCAAGAGCTACGCTGACGGCACCAATGGCGACATCGACTACACCGTCGATGAGGACGGCAATGTTGTGGCTCCCAACTGCACCGTCGATTATGACATCGAGGTGATGTGATGGCCTCTTACAAGCCTCGTGCAAAAAAAGACCTTACCGGTCAGCGCTTTGGGGCGCTGACCGTTTTGCACGAGGGCGAGCCCCATATATTTCCGCGAGGGACAACCGAGCGAACATGGGTGTGTAAGTGTGATTGCGGTAACGAGATAACGGCAACGATGTCACGGCTTACGGGAGGGCTTGCTACAAGCTGCGGTTGCAAATCAAAGCTGGGTCGTGCAATGCTTCGCTCCTCTCGCCGGAATATGCCGTATGACCTTACCGGTAAAACATATGGCAATTTTTTTGTCATTGGCTTTGCCGGAGAACGCTTGGCTCCAAATGGTGCTAAATCTTATCTATGGCGCGTCCGCTGTGGCTTGTGTGGCCGAGAAAAAGTAATGGATGGCGTTTATGTCCGAACAGCCACATTAGATGACGGATGCGGATGCCGTCAAGCCACACTATCTCATGTTTGCAAAAGGTGTGGCAAAACATTTTTAGGCGCACGTCATGCCGAATATTGCCCAAGCTGTCTTGCCGCTGAGGTTGACCCAAAAGTTGCATATCGGCCGGAAGCTCCCATAGAGAGCAAAACCATAGGCGCCCGCCAGCGAATATATACTTGTAAGCTTTGTGGCGGGAATTTTGTTGGAGCCACAAACAGCCGCTATTGTCCGGCCTGCAAAGCTCTCGCACACGCCAGGAACGAAAAGACCAGGCGGACGCAAAAGAGTTTGGGAAAAGCTCGCACCATCGGGTCTACCGATTACTGTGTCGAATGCGGCAAACCTTACGTGGTCACATCGTCCAGTCAAAAATATTGCCCAGACTGCCAGAAAGGGAAGCGCAGAAAGGATGGGCGCAATCAGCAGCATACCAAGCCCCCCAAGCAATCCTCGTATGATCAGGCGCCTGCCGACCATAAAGGCAAATCACTAAAAAAGATCTGCGCCATCTGCGGCAAGCCTTTTTATGCCTCTCCCAGTGAGGTAAACCAGCAATGCTGCTCAAAAAAATGCGGCGCTGCACTACGGTTAAAAAACGGCAATATCAACAATGCCGCATGGTCGGATGAGGCAAAGGCCCGCCGGTCAGCAGACCCGGAGATCCAGGCGCATATGCAGACATTGCAGTCAGTAGGTGTTTCGGCAGCTCTAAAACTGCCGGGAGGCCAAAAAGGCCCACAAAATCGCGAGGCTCTCGTTTGGAGGTTGATTGACCCGGACGGCAACACTCACAAGGCGGTCAATCTGTTAGACTGGGCTCGTCAAAATCATTTGCTGTTTTTTGACGACGACATCCCAGAGGACGTTGCCGCAAAAAGGATCGCGGCAGGATTTAGGGCGATCGCCACATCTATCCGGGGGACTCGCTTAAAATCACGTCCGGCATCGAGCTATAAAGGGTGGCAGCTGGCCGGGCTTCCCACGCCCAAAACCGCAGACGACGATAACTTTGATAACACGGAGGATACACCATGCGCAAAATAATCAACGGCTCTCGCTATGACACCGATACCGCAAAAAAAATGGGACACTGGGAGTCTGACCAGGACCACACCAGCTTTTACCACTGTGAGGAGACTCTTTACCGCACTAAGGCGGGCAAATGGTTTATCTACGGCATGGGCAACGCCGCCACTGTATACGCCGTCCGACGTAGTGACGGATGGACGGCTCCCGGTGAGCAGATTGTGCCTCTCTCCGATGAGATCGCGCAAAAGTGGGCGTTTGAGCACCTCGGAGAGGAGCAGTGCGACGCCATCTTTGCTGCCGGCAGCGAGGGCGCAAAGGATGTACAGGCTACGATTTACATCCCGGGTCCACTGGCCGAAAAGATGACAGCGCGGATAGATGCAGAGCAGTGCAGCCGGAATGAGCTTATCCTGCGGGCGCTGCGGGAATATCTCAAATAAACAAAAAGCCCCGATGCTCCAAACGGAACACCGGGGCTTTTTACGTCTCACGCTGGATGTGCGGGAGACTTGCCAGTTGTACAAATATCCACCCTAATGCGCTTCTTCGAGAGGCCGGGTGGATTTGTTAAGATTATTATACCACAATTCGCGCAAAAAGAAAAGCCAGCGGGTAAACGTTCTTCCGCTGGCTCTCTGCACACATTTTCTCCGAAGTGTGTGTACGCTACTTCGGACACTATAATCAGTATATCACACATCCAGCATTTTATCAATGCCTTTCAGCCGGTAGCCTATCGCCGTCCGGCTGTAATGTGTCTGTGCTGCAATGTCCGGCAGCGGGAGCCGCTCCACGTACCGCAGTAAGGCTATCTTACGGTCTACCCTCCCAAGCGGTGCGTTTTTGATGGCTGCGGTCATCTGCTGTCGGTCAAGTCCTTGCAGCGCAGCGGGCAGCACTACGCGAGCCGCCGCCACAGGCAGCACCGAGCCAAAAAGGCTGCGGCAGCTGTCCGGCGTTGCGCACCATATTGCCAATGACGGCAAAATGGTATGTTTTCGTAAGGCCGCGAAAACGTGCGCAGACCATTTTCGTGATGTGCCGAAATTGCTCTTGTACGGCGTACATTTTGTTGACGTCAACAAAATGGTGGTATGTAGTGCTTGCCATGATAACCTCCTTACTGCTTTTCCAATGCCGCTTTCATGCGATCGAAGAAAAATTGAATCACTACCCCGATGGTCTCATCGGTGATAGCCCAGCTGATGAGCCTGCCGTATTTGCTGGTGCTCAGGGCAGCACGAAGCATCTTGACGACCCACGCCTTGCGCTCTGCGCCGCGCTTTGTTCCAAGGATTTCCTTCTCCGCCTGCTCGATGAGGTCCAGCACCAGAGGCTTTACCGCTGCGCCATAGCCCAGCCGGACGCAGCCCATGGCGTAAAAGATAAAGCCGCCCAGCATCAGCACGAGGGCCACAGGGGCAGGAATGACGCCCAAAATGTTATTGATTGTTGCCATATATTACTCTCCTCTCTCTTTTTCAAGGTCTGCAATGCGGTGGTTTGCCACCTTCATTTGTTCTTCCAGCACCGGGATGCGCTGGGCAAAATTGTTGTGTGTCCGGACTTCCCGGGTCAGCTCGTCCAGCTTAGTGTCGGTAATGGCCTGCTGTTTTTCTAGCTTGGCGTCCATGTTTTGAGCGGCCCTGCTGTTAGAGATAAGCACGCCAATCAGGCTCAGGCTGCCAGTGATGAGTGCTACGATGATCGCGTCGCTCATGCGCCCTCCCGGAGACGGGTCAGGCCCTTCTTGCGGATGATGCGGGGGTAGTTGAGGGTAGTGACGTTGAGGTCAACGTCGCCGGAGATGCCCGGCACGCGGCCCTTGCTGGTGTGCTGGTGGGAGTTGTACTTAAAGGTGACCGCAGGCGGTTTGCCCGTATAGTCGGCCAGCCAGACGTCGTAAGGACTCAGCGCCGCGCCGCCCATGTAAAGGCGGGTGTTGGCGAAGCTGGTGTAGGTGTAGAGCTGGGCGTAAAAGCCCATTGCCTCGATGCGGGCCAGAGCGTAGGCTGTCAGGTCAGTCAACGCCTGTCGGCCAAGCTGCTTGAGCTTGTTGTCCTCCACGTCCACAGCCACCGGCAAAGTCAGCTCTTTGCCTCGCAGAGCGTCTGCCAGCAGAGCCAGCTCTTTGTCTGCGCCGGTGTGGCTGATAGCATAGCTGTAGTAGTAGACGCCCACGTCTAAGCCTGCCGCTTTGGCGTTTTTGTAGTTGTCCTCAAAGGTCGGGTCGATGTAAAGGCCGTCTGCCCGCTTGGAGAGCTTTTTGTTGGTGGATACCGTCTTGAGCATGACGCCCTTGTAGCCAGCCGCTTTGACCTTGCGCCAGCCGTCGAGGGTGATTTTGCCCTGATACCGGCTCACGTCAATGTATCCGCCCTCCCAGCCGGGAAGAGCAGCACTCTGGGTGTCCACGGTGGACACGTCATAAATGCTTTTCTTGTCGTTGTAAATGCGGCACTCTCCATCCGGTGCGCCGGAGACGTCTGCCGCTTCCTTTGCGTGGGCAAGGGCGGCGAAGAGACGGGAGAGGAAAGTCAGGAGGTTCATGTGGTCACGTCCTTTCGGTTTTTGGTAAGATAAAGCATCCTTTAGTTAATCAATATCCAAATTCTCTGTCTAACCCTGCGCCAAAACGAACAAGATTTATTTTTTTGATAGTGGGTCTTACAACAACAACACTAAATGATTGTTCTGTATCAGTGCCCTGTACTCTCACCGGCGCAACAATGTTGCCATCATACCCTGTAATTGCTCTATATTCGTCTGTATCTAGGTTCGATTGTTCAAATTTTCCGCAGTTAGATGCAATAGAAAGCCAAGGTGTGCTAAAATTGTAATCCGCGTGTGAATGACCAAATAACTGAACTAATGTTCCACCATTGGCAATGAAATTATTTATCTGTTCTTTTACCCATTCACCGTTGTATACAGTTATAGCTGCCCAGTTCTGTGTATTGATAGGGGATTCGTGAGTGCAAAAAATAACAACGTTATTAGTGTTAAGTGCGTCATTCTTAAACCAGTTAGCAGATGAATCAGAAATAAACATACTATTTAGATAATTGCTATTAAGTGATACAATTCGAATTTTAAGATCATTATAGTCAATATAAAAATCAGTACCATTTGAATTAGCATTAACTTTTGCTGTTTTTGGCGTTGCAGAATAAAATGCACCGTATGTTTCACTTATAGTAAATTTAGGTGACGGGTCGTAATTAGTATCGTGATTTCCTAAAGTAAATAAATAAGGTAGCCCAATATTTTTGAATGAATTAAGCATATAACGTGCGTCCGATAATACTAATTCTTTATTACTTGAACCGTTAATGTTATCA